TTTACCTTCGGATTACGGCCCAAGAACCACGAAGGCATGAGATAAGAAGCCATTTCTGACTTGGAATGTCGAGGTGGCATGTTTACGATAAGTCTTTTGAGTTTACCAGTAGCAATGCGTTCCAATTTTTTTGCAATGATTTTATGGTGTCGCCCAACGATAAAACCCTCGTATACATGTTGTGCATAAGCTAAGAAATTTTTTTGAGCTATATCACGGGTGTCCAGTTTCTTTTTCTGTTGCTCAAGCAGAAAAACTTCTTGTAACACCTCTTTAGGTAAGACATCTAGGTTCATGTCCCAACGATAATATATCTGAATGAATTTATCAACCCTACTAATACACATGTGTCAAGTAACCCTTGTGCCCTCATTTTGGGGGGTGGGGGGTCAAAATACTGTCGACTCGCAGTCGCTCCTCGACAGTAACCCCAGTTTGTTGGAGTCGCAATGAGGCTACAGCTGCGTGATCCAGGCCTTCGGAAGCAAAAGGACACAGAGATCGCAAAGCTATGTTATTGATTGATATATTGCGATCTCTGTGTCCTTTTAGCTCGTGTTTTTCGACATGGAGAAGCAACTATTTTTAATGTACTGCTTGACTTATGGGATAAAATGGGAGTATAGTTAATTATAACTTAAACAAGGAAGGAGAATGATATGTCAATGAATGTAGAAGAAATAACGTTAGTTATGGATTCAACTAAACTCTTAAAAGAAATGTGTAACAGTAATCACGACCACACAAAAGTTATAAATCAAGAACTACAGAAGCTCTTGAAGGTTGTTATGGTTCTTGAAAGAAGAGTTAGCAAATTGGAGGCGAAGTAATGAAGTGTTCAATTTGTACTAGTGAGATTGATATACAAGCTAATGGATACGAGGGAGGGCATAATGCCTTCCCAATTTCCAATGGTCGTTGTTGCACCAAGTGTAATGATACTGAAGTGATTCCAATGCGAATGGCTTTTATGGCAAGTGGTCGACCAATGCCAACAACTGCAATCAAAGATATACTGAAAGAAGAACGAAAAGCTAGAGCGTTAGCCGATGTGTCTTTAAAAGCAATAACCAAAGAAATTAATGAAAAGAAAAAGAAATAAACAAGTTTCCTTGGGAAAAGGAAGAGCTTCGGCTCTTCCTTTTTTTTACCCCTAAATTCCTCTTTACATATCCCAGCACCCCCGACCCCGACCAGGGATCACGCAGCGTCCAGCACCCTGAAGGTCGGGTTCGCAAAAGTGGAACGAGTCGCAAGCTCCCCGTTCCACTCACCCTTTGACTTCCAGGCCGCAACCAGGTGCTGCTGCGTGATCCTTCGGGAAGCAAAAACTTGCAGAGAATCGCAAGGTTATTAAAATTCTTGAATTGCGATTCTCTGCAATAGTCAATAGCTTTTTTGCAACGCAAAAAAGCTATTGACTATCTCACGGATTCTGATAAAATCTTATAGAAACTTATAGAAAGGAAGAACTAAAAATGAAACAGTATCCAATATGGAATATAATTACGGCTTGTATTTACAAGAGTGCGAAATCTTACGGAGTTAGAAACACGGGAGATGTTGAAGTTAGAGTTGGGACATCTTCGAGAAACTCACATAAATTTCTACAACACACGACAACCCACAGACTCCACGACAACGGGGACAGAGAATATCGTTTTTATATTGACGGCGAATGTGTCAGACGAGCCATACTGAAAAAAGGTGCAGACGAACTGAACCACATACACCCCCACCAAGAAATTAATCAAATAGCATCTTAATTACAAAAGCTCCACCCTTCGGGTGGAGCTTTTTTCTTTTGCCTCCATTCACGATTCCTTTATTTTAGGTTGCAAAGGTGCAAAGACTCGCAAACTCATCTTTGCAAAATAGATGCCACTTTACGATTTGCAGAACCTAAACAATCTTCAATACTCCCGTAGATTAAAAACCCAGGAATTTCGTGGGACAGAGAAGGTGTGCAAGGCTCTTGAGTCGCAAGAGCCTTGCATAAAGAACCACCTTCAAACAAATATACAACCGACTTAGAAGGTGCTTGTGCCAAGAAAAAAGAAACGTAATTATTCGCTTGTATCCTCAAATGTGTTGCAATCTGTGAAGGTTCTACCTTGAAAGTGTTTCCTTTTGATGGTGCTTTTAATTCAATAAACAAAGGATATTTTTCGTTGATAATTATTACATCTGTGAAACCAGAGTTAAATTTGTTTTCAATTTTTTGTATGAATGTGCCTTTGGGTAATTGATTTTTTATTAATAAAAAAAAGTTTTTTTCTGACATTTATTGGTTGACCTATGTGGGATTATATGGGATAAATATAAGTATAATTTATTATAGAGGAGAAACAATGGAAGAACAAGTAATCGAAAATAAAGACCAAAAATGGTTTTTAAGTGGCTTGTATTTTTTAGAAGCTATGAAAGAAGAGCAAGAAGAAACAAAACAATATGTGCAGTATAATTATAGAAAGGAAGGTTATGCAAATTAAAATTATACGAGACATAGAAAAAGGACTTACCCATGATGCTATCGTGGGTAAGTATGCAAACAAGTGGCTTGATAATGTAGAGCAGATTAAAAGCATTATTAAATCATATAAATGGGATCAATACAAAAAACATGGAAGGAGATTTGTATAATGGGATTAGATATGAATTTAGTTGGAACGCACTACTGTTCAGAGCATCATAAAGATAAAGGTTTAGAAAGACCTATGTTAGATGAAAAATATGACGTTTCAGAATATAAAGTTGACTTAGGTTATTGGAGAAAACATGCAGATTTGCATGGTTATATTGTTAAGACTTTTGCAGAAGGTGCAGATAATTGTCAAAAGATTGAACTTGATATTGACGACCTTGATAAAATAATTATGGCAATTCGTGAGGATAAACTAGTCAAAGACCATTCGGGTTTTTTCTTTGGTAATTCTACAGAGTTTGGATATTACAATGGAGAAGAAAAAAACTATGCAATTAGTTGTTTTGAAAAAGCAAAAGAATTTATCAAAGAAGGTCAAAGGCAATACGAAAAGTATAAATTATATATTCAACCAAGAGCAATTTATTATAGAGCCTCGTGGTAATTATCAAAGTAAGACACGAATTAATTCGTGTCTTATCTTGAAAATTGCAACAACAACCAACGAAAGGAAAAGACATGCAGATTTCAAAACTAGAGGTAAAAAATATCTCATACTATGCAAGAGGTTCAGAAGAAACACCTTGCTATAATGCTACAGTATATATCAATGGTAAAAAAGCTATTGAGGTTTCAAACGAGGGACATGGTGGAAGTGATAGACAAGACACCTATCCCGAATTACATGATTTCCACCCAACAAAGCATATTTTAACATTAGCTAACGAGTGGTGCATTAAAAATTATGGCACGAAAACTCATAAGTATATGAGTGGTGGAGAAGAGAAATCTTTTGATATTGAAATGGACTTAGAGCATGTTTGCCAAGATGCTTTGTATGATTGGCTTGATAGAAAGGTTCTTAAAAAAGATTTAAATGCTAAGTTTTTATGCCAAGAAGATAAGGAACTTTTTGCTTACAAAAAACCTAAACATGCAGACGAAGATGAGTTTAAAGCAGTTTTAAGAAATAGACACCCGAAGGCAAAGTGTTTAAATTTTATGGCTTTTGAAGATGCTCTTAAATTATTTAAGGAGTTTGCTTAATGGAAGAAATCAGACCTACTTTTGGAGCAGTAGCAAAAGAACTCCAAGATTTCATTTATAATGAAATTGATGTAATCACGGAAAGTGATTGGTTTGCAGAAAGACTTGATAATAAAGTAGCAATAGCAGTTAAAGAATCTTTTACAGACAAAGAAGTTTTAGAAAAGATTTGGGATAACAGATATGAAACTTTAAAAGAAACTCCTCTAAGAGTAGATGTTAACTATGTGGTTCAGAGGCTTGAAGAAATAGTAAACTCTGACCACACAGATGCAGTAGAGTTTTTAGAAGAGTTAAAAGAAAATCTTGATAACCATAAGGGGAAGAAAAATGGGTAGATATTACAATGGCGATATTGAAGGAAAGTTTTGGTTTGGAGTACAATGCAGTACAGATGCCGACTTTTTTGGAGTGCAAGGAGAACCTAGATTTTATCATTATTACTTTAGTGTAGAAGATAAAAAAAATGTTCATGATGGTCTTGTTCAATGTGATAGTGCATTGGGAGAATACAGAGAACTTTTAGATAAGTTTTTTGATAATCAAGATAGTTACAATGACGAAATGTTAGTTGATTATCTTAACAAGAATGTAAAAGGCAATCGTAAACATACTGAAAAAGATGTTAAACATTGGTTAGAATGGTATGCAAGATTACATCTTGGAAGAAAAATTTATAAGTGCATAGAGAAACAAGGCGATTGTGATTTTGAGGCAGAGTTATGAAAACATATGAAGTTATAGTCAAATCTACAATATTAGAAAGACATATTGTAGAAGCAAAATCTAAAAAAGAAGCAGAAGAACTATGGGCAGAAGGTAGTGCAGATTATCAAGATGACATAGATCAATTCGATAGTGTTTGCGAAGAGGTAAGAGATGCTTAAACATTTAGATTTATGTAGTGGTATCGGTGGGTTTGCTTTTGGTTTCCAACAAGCAAACCTATCCGAGCCAATGGCATTTTGTGATACGGACAAATTCTGTCATAAAGTGCTTAATAAAAATTTTCCAGGAATTCCAATTTTTAATGATGTGAAGGAGATCGCAGATGACCCAAGAAGATTTATTTCCGAAAGACCCGATATTATCACGGGGGGTTACCCGTGCCAACCATTTTCCACAAGTGGCAAAAGAGATCCGAATGACCCTCGAAGAATCTTTCCGTTCTTGCATAGCATTGTTGAACAAACAAGACCCTCTTATTGTGTTTTCGAAAATGTGTATGGACACATCTCATTGGGACTTGACGAGGTTTTGTTTCAAATGGAAAGCATCAACTACCATACGAGGACATTTGTATTTCCGTCTAGTGCAATCGGAGCAAGGCACAAAAGGGACAGACTTTGGATCATCTGTCGAAACTTGGGCGACCCCGACAACTATGGATTCCCTTCCACCAAGAAGTGCAGAAGCAACCAAGAAATTGCAACAGACGCACAGAAAAGGTCGCAAGAGACCAAGCAATTTAAGGGAGCAAGTCGATCCGAAGACAATGGAAATGTATCCAACTCCAACAACGAAGGGATACGGACACGCATCAGAGGGACAGACCATGATGTTCAGAAGGAAAGTGGAGAAGGGCGAACTGACGGAAGCAGAAGCTCAAGCCATGATGAACGGAGTAACTTTGAGACCACCGAGAATGGAAGAGTGGAAATTTCCAACACCAAATTCGGGACTGAAGAAACACAGTTACAACGGCAACAATCAATATTACGAAAAAAGATTGAAGGACGGCAGACAAATCGATCTGACACACAAGATTTATCAGATAGAGGGAGATGCAAGACTAAATTGCGATTGGGTGGAATGGTTGATGGGGTATCCTATTGGTTGGACGAACCTAGAGAAGTCCCAAGAATCACAATCGACCAACAAGACAGAGCCAACAGACTGAAGGCTTTGGGAAATGCAATCGTTCCATTTAATGCAAAATTAATTGGATTAGCAATCAAGAAGGAGATTGAAAGTGCAAATAGGAGATAGAATAAAAGTCATAGACCAAGAAATCTATGGTCTTATAGTACACGACTTTGGAAATGAGGTTGTCATTGAAGATGAAGATGCAGAAACAGATGACAATACATTATGCTTTAAAAAATCAGAAGTAGAGGAGATTGAAAGTGGAACTTAAACAACTACAATTAATTCATAAAGTTTTAGATGACTATGCAGATATTGTTTTTAATGACAAAGATGACTATAGCGAAGAAACTATTGTTGATGTAGCAGAAGCATTAAGAACAGTTAAGATAGAAATTGAGAAAGCAACTCCAACTCCCAAAAATCCGTTGACCGAATATGAAAATGGTTGGCGATTTATTGTTTGGGTTGGTGGTAATGATGACTACTACAAGAACTATAGCAAAGCACAAATGGATTACTATAATTGGGTATCTAAAGGTTATGATGATGTTGTTCTTACAGAGATACAAAAAGATGGAACTGAAAAAGTTTTACTAAACTCGAAAGACAGTTGACTTCTTAATGATACTTAATCTATGTTTGAAATGCACGAAGCAATATCGGGAATTGCTATTTGCCCAGGTTGGAGAGAGTTTTCTTCCCCCCACTCTCTCCGACAACCTTATAATCACCATCAATAAACGCAGAGGGGTGATTTTTCCTAATTTCAGAGAGCCTAGCAACAATCTCTTCACGAGAGAGTTTGTCTAAATTATGAGTTACATTTGTTTCCCTACGATCAACGGCAAGACCACCAAGTGCAGACCTATACTTCTCTGCATTGACGGCTGCAGAGAACTGACCAGATTCCTCAGCGCCTTTAGAAAGATCTGCAAACCTTTTCAACTGACCCATCAAAGTTACTCCATATCGTCTTTCACGATTTTCTCGGAGGTCTTTTATATGTTCGTTTACCAGAGGGAAATCTCTACCATTGAGAAGAAGACTTGCAGTCTTACGAGCTTGTCCTTCAGAATATCCTGCTTGTCTGGCACATTCAGAATTAGAATTTGTACCTTCTACAATAAGTTTAGCAAAAGTTTTTTGTCTATTAGTCAATGGCATAACCCCATAGTAGAGTTTCTCCCA